CTAGCTTCTACATGGGTCCCCAAGCTGGTCAGGGCTACTTCCTGGCTGGTGAGCCCGTGATGCCGACTGGTGTGCAGTTTGAAGGCGTCAAGTTCTTCGAGTCAACCAACTTCCCAAACAAGAACGTGACCGCATCTTTTGACGGCGGTTCTTCTTATGCTGCTAAAGAAGTTGCCCAAGGTTTCTTCTTCGGCCCTCAAGCTGTTGGTGTTGGTATCGGTGGACCTAACGCTCAGGTACTTATTAACAACAATGATGACTTCAGTCGCTTCATCATTCTTATTTGGCAGTTGTATGCTGGTTTCGAGATTCTGAACAAGGATTTCATCACCAATGCATTCAGCTTCGTCCAAGACGACGGTACTGTCTGATTGTCATAAACAACGTACACACTAATTTGGAGAAATAAATGTCTTATTTGTCTGCCAAGAAGATCTACCCAGGTAACTTCAACGAGCCCCTGAACGGCTGGTACAAAAATATTGATACCAACGACAGTGGCACTAACGATGCTTCCAATGGTGGTCCTACCTCTGTCCTAGCTAATCCTGGCTGGCAGTTCTATCAACTGCGTGGTTATGTCCCTGTGACTACCACTGGTTACACCTCTTCCGCCAGTGTGATCATCCCTTCCCCTTACCGGAATGATGACACCCGCACTGACATCACTGGCATGGTGGTTTCTGCTGATTCCACCCGTCCTGCTTATGTTTATCGCACTAACATCTCTGTCGCTTCTGGCTGGGGTGACGGTCGTGTTGCTGAAAGCGGCATTATGACCTCTGGTGCTACTCAGGTCGTTGCTTTTGGTCCTGCAGGCCCTGTGAGCACCTCTGGTGTTGTGGAAGGCGCAAACCTGACCGCTGCTTCTAATAACATCGCCGCTGGCACTGCTGGCTACGGTACCAATCCTTTCCAGAACATCACTGGCATTCTTGCCAAGGACTGGCTGTATGAAGAGCTGACTGGGAATACTACCTTCGAGGTGTATTCCAAGGCAACCACTGATGCAACTGCATTAAACGGTGGTTTCGGTATTCATGCTGATGACGTTGCAGCTGGCCGTAAGGGTTACATCCTGGTCGAAGTTTGCTACATCCGTCCTGACACGGCTGTTGCTTATGCCGATATGGAACAGTATCTGCCTAACCGCACTGTTAGCTGATAATTAATGTAATATAGGACCAGAGATTACATCTGGTCCTTATGCTTTATCAGCACGTAAAAACAGGAGCGCGAGTTAAAGTTGTTAGTGAGTGGGATGATGGCGATTGGTTTATGATCGAAGATCAAGACGGTCGCGTATTTACTGCTTACAAAACAGAAGTTGTTCCTGACGAGAAGGCAACCAAAAAGGTTAAAACCCTTCAAGTAAAAGATGCGGCAGCTCAAGAAGAAGTACGCAAGTTCCCACCAGAAACACGCCTTAATATCAATTCAGCAACAGCTCAGATGATTGCTGATCATATTAAAGGAATTGGTTTAAAAACTGCGAAAGACATTAAGGATCTACAACTTTCTTTATCGGGTGAAAGATTCCATAGTCTTGACCAGTTAAAACAAATCAAACGTGTTGATTGGGATTCTGTTTTTGCAGCTGATTTAGTCAGAGTCTAATAAAAGCCCTTCGGGGCTTTTTTTATTAACGCAAAGTATAATAAAAAAATACCGGCGGCTTACAGTGCAATTATCTGAATTTAATAAAAGTCGTGTTCGTTATCATTTGGGATATTACGTTGTTAGTGTTCCAGCAGGCGACTATGCACGTTTGGAAGAGTCTTTAAACTCTGTTCCAGATGCTGTATTCCACGACAAAATTATTCTTCAGATTGGTCGTTGTGATGCAGCCGAGAAAAAGACTCAACTAGCGTCGTTTGAAGATACCTTCCAGGTGCCTAGCACACGCGTTGAGGGTATTATTGGTGACGTTGATCGTACGATTCGTTCCAGCAGCATTAAAGAGGCTCTGAAGCTCTGGGACGAAGTGTATATGTACGAGACCAACCGTCTCGCACAAATCCTTTACGTACCGAACTATAAGGACCCAATGCAAGCCCGGTATCGTTATGAACGATCTGGTGCTGAATTTATCCAGGCATTACCTGGCCCTGCTGATACTGCAATCGGCGCAAACGTTTACCTCCACACTACAACGAGATAGTCATGCCTATACAATTTGTTGGTCCTGCACTTACAGGCGCTAAAGCCATTACAACTATTTTAGGAGGAGTAGGTACAGCTCTTTCTGGATACGAACTCGCAAAAATGGCTGGTTTACTTGAGCCTGATACTTATCGTAGTAGTGGATTCTATGGTCGTGGAAATAAAGGTCGCCCAGGTTTTAGTGGTCCTTTAGGACCTATGCCACGCACCCAAACAAGCTATGGAACATTGCCACCATCAGCTCGTGTTGTGACTGATTACCCCGAAGGTATTCCCACAGGTGTAGGTGGAGGTAACGCAGCACAAGCACAATCGTTAGACCCTAAGGCCCCTGGCGGCGGCTATATTCCTCTTACACCAACATTTAACCCTAACCGAGATCTTCCTGCTTCTGCTGAGCAGTCCATTGATACAAATCCTATGCAGTATCAAATGGCTTTGTATGAACAAGGTCGTGGTGCCGCTAAAACACAAGCTGAAATGAACCAAGTGCGCGATGTTGGTTTAGCTATTCATAAAGCACATAATCCACATCTTTACAGCAACTTCCAGGCACCGATGGCCTCAGATCGGACATTTAATCCGCAAATGAGCGGCATTAAAACCAGTATGTTCCCTGAAGGTTATCCATCTACCATGGAAGGCTTTGTCAAAGGAGGTGGTGTGCAAATGCCTTTTACTATGACAGACAAAGATGCACGTAATGAAGTTATTGCAGGAAATGAAAAACAAGGCTTAGCCCAATTAGCTGAAGCAACTCAAATGCTAGAAGAACAAGCATTTATGCAAGAGTATCTTAAAGAGTTGGAGAAGAAAAAGAAATGACATCACCTTCTTACATCACTAAAAAACAATTAGCAGAATCATTATTAAAAGCAGGTTTTTCTCCGCAAGAACTTCCAACAATGATTGAAATTGCCAGAAGAGAATCTGGTTTCAATCGACTTGCATTAAACCCTAATGCAAGTACCGGAGATTTAAGTTATGGTACTTTTCAAATTAATATGCTTGGGGACATGGGTCCAGAGCGTCGTAAACAATTTGGAATTGAAAAGAATGAACAATTGTATGATCTAGATACTAATACAAGAGCCGCAAAACTTATTCGTGACCAACAAGGTTTTGGAGCTTGGTCAGTTTATGACCCAAAAGATCCAGCTTTTACAGGTGTTAATTTAGAGGATACCCCTGTAAAACAACCAGGAAATACTTATAACATCACTGTAGAAGCTAAAAAAGAAAAAGCAAGAAATCCAGAAAAAGAGTTTGAACAACTTATGCTAGGGCGATTCCTTAACAGCTCTCTTAAATCTACTCCTTCTGATTATGGTTTTAGTCAGTTATTGCAAACGCTTACCAATCAAAGCAAAAGAGATGCGGCTAGACTGATGCAAAGTTATGATACGTTTTATCCATAGTACGATAAAATAGATAGATAAGAACAGCAATTAAATGACAGCAACTAATACCAATAAACAACCTGTTTTTGTCGATCGTCCGTTGCTGGCACGCACACGACTGACTAATCAAGTTGTTGGTAATGAAACCAACCTTAATGTCCAAGGTGGTCAAAGCCCAGGATTATTGGTTGACATGGATGCGACATTAAGCTCTGACAATAATAGTGGTGGTGTTATTGATTCCATTACCATTCTGCGTGATGATACTTCAAATGCTGTTCACTTTGATTATATTGTTAATGCAGCATCATCCGGCACATTTATTGGCCTAACAAAAGGACAAGTTGTTTACCTTGAAACCACAGGTGTTCTAACAACTCCTGCTGAAAGTGGGCAAGGATATTACACCTACACAGGTGATACAGCTCTTAATGTTACTAATACAGAAATTCATTTCTCAGGTGTAGCTAGCCCTACTGCTTCTGGTTTTACCTTTACATCATTAAGTGCAACCACCCTCCCTGCAGTTACATTCGTTGTCTACCACACTCGCGGTACAACAGTCCCGATCCCTGGTGATGGCGACTATGTGCCTGTGTTTAGTAAAACTGTTCCTACTAATTCAGGTTTTGTTGATTGTTCTGATGTAATGCCTGAATTAGCAACACCTGTTCCACAGCAAGGTAATACCACTGGATTAGGACCCAAGACACCTCTTAAAAATCGTGGCATTTACTTGCAGCGTGGAGATAGGCTTTATGTGGGTGTCTTGCAGCGTGGAGTATATAACACAGCCTCTGGTTATATCCCTGGCGCTCATATTGTTGCACAAGGTGGTTTTTATTGATAAATGGCTAGTAAAAAATCAAATCCATTTGGTGGCTCCAATGGATTTGGTAATTTTAAAAATCAATCATTTGATCGTGTTGGCCCAAAAATTGAAACGTATCGTGTCGAACCAATTGAAGGAGTGTTTGGCGGTTCAATACCAAACTCTTTATATACGGTAGATCGAGAATCTACATGGTCTCGTTGGAGACGTGGTTATGAATTAGGAACCGCTAATTTAAAAAACACAGCTTATCAATATGATTTTGCTTATATTATTCCTACAACATCAGGAGCTATTGATCAAATAGGAGCAAGAGAACCTCAAGTTTCTGGTGTGTTTAGAGGTTTTCCAACTAAAAATAAAGAACTAGGTATTCACTGGGCAGGTCAAGTTTTCCCTGGTAATTTAAGATTTGATCGTCTTGATGATGGATCTGGAACGTTACTTGCTATTTCAGGAGAAGTTCCAAAAAATACTTTGTTTCTTGGCGTGGAGCAAGACAATCAAAATTATTGGTACATTCAATTAAGTGGTAGCTTTAGTACTATCAACCCAGTACCTCCACCTTTATTTGTTACGTTTTCAGGCACAACACAAACTTTAAAACCAATTAATGGCGACATTTTAGAAGATAAAATATTAACTGTTTCCGGAACAGCTATTGATATTGATAGTCGAGATCCAGCTACAAACCGCCGTTTTGGTTTTGTTCAAGCTGTTTTAATCGACGTAGATCAGTATCAAGGTATTTTAAAACTAGAAAAATTAGGTTCTGTACAAGGAACGATCGATGGAATATTAGCTACACCATCAAGAATTTCTCCGCACCCAGGACGGTTTTTTCAAACAGGACCACGTTATTGTTGTTCTTGTCAAGACTTTACACGTCGTGACTATGCATATTTGTCTAACTTAGGCGTCAGAAAAAAACCTTTATTTCCAAGAACTAATGTAGCTAAATTAAAACCTGGACGTACAGAAGAAGTTTATGAGTTAGGGCAACTATCAAATGCAATGATGACAGAAGTCAATGAAAAGATTGTACAAAATAGAAGTTTAACTATCGTAGCGCCAAGTGGCTATCAGTTAGTTGGTGTTGGCGTAAGCGGTGAAACTAAAGATGTTAGAGATCCTAAAACATTATATCGAGATGTACCAGGACAGTTTACTGACTTTGGAAAAATTTATAGACGTGGTTTTGGTGACAATCCATCACCTACTCAGGTAGCAGAAGGCATGCCAAAGTATGGTGATTACAAACAAAGCGGTTTAACTATCACTGAAATTTCAGATGATTGGACTTATGTTTTAGATCAGTATCGCTATTGTAAACATATTTATGCAATGAAATATATTGCAGATGAGTTTCCTACGGAACCATCTGACTTTCCTATTGATGCAGGTTTAATGACGGAATGGGAAAATAATTTAATTGATAAAACAATTAAAGAACAGAAAGATTCTTTTAATTCTTTTACTGAGTACGGAATAAGTCATATGGATATACCTCCTTACAATTGTCAATCACCAATTATGATTCCAATGTTGCAAAGACTGTTTAATTTTCCTTCTGAATTTATTGAATTACAGCAGTTCATTATGTTCGACAAGAATGGTGTGGCATACATACCAGCCTCTGGACAAAAACCCAATTCAGAAGGTCAGCCATAAGTAAATCTTAATAGTATAGAATACTTACATCAAGTTTCCCAAAGGTTTCTTGAGCTGACAATTTTTGTCCCCAATGGAATAAAGCGCGTGTTTATAGTAATCTCACTAGCAACATAAGCCATGACACTTCGCACTGTGCCTCAGGACCAAGAAATTCTCGATCAGTTCTTTTCTTTATCAGCCAGGCCAAGTTTAGAAAAGGTTGCCTGGTTATTTGGAATGGTTGCTGTATATGGTAAAACACCAGAAGAGCTAGAACATTTTACTTGGAATGATGATTACACTATCAACCTTCAATGTAAAAAAAGATCTGTACGCCCACTGCATCCACAGTGGGTTTTCTTGTTTCAGCTCAAAGAAAAGCAGCCCTCCAAGTTGAAGAGCTGCTGGAATAAAATTTTAAAAGGTCTTTCTAAGGAACAAGACGCAGGTCTTGTATTACCAATAGAAGACGTACTGCTTGCACATAAAGTCCGTAAACTTTACTACACACCTTCTAAGCGGCAGTGGCCAGTGGCTTCTCAAAAGAAACGATCGCGCTTACTGTGCTCTGTGTAGTAGACTCTTGTGCATTCAGCACTTCCTTAACCTTGGCTACATTCCACCGATAGCTGTCTCTTGACCGAGTTTCGGGGAATGCAGCATAATGTGTACCCAGCTTGCAGGTGCCATCATCACGCATACGAAAAAGCTGTTTGCGGTCAATTCCAAGCTCTTCCAAAGCTTGCTTGACGGGAAGCCAGGTTTTTTGTGCCATTGGTTTGTAGGAACTACATACTCAAGTTAAACTTTCATAATAAAACGTCAAGGTAGTTTATTTTAATTTAAGGGCCGTTATTTTTTGTGAAGTTTAGTGGCTTTAAAATAAGATAACGGCTAGAAAAACATGTTCAAAACGGAGCACGAACCCCTCGCCCTCCTCGTTGAACTAACGCCACGACTAGCCAAAAGACGATTTAGAGAAGAAATTTATAAAGATTGGGAGCATAAATGTGCTTATTGTGGTGATGCGGCTACATCGTTAGATCATGTTATTCCAAAATTTAAGTCTGGTTGCAGCAGTCGTCACAATCTAATTCCTGCTTGTAGACGTTGTAATTCAAATAAAGGATCAGAAGAAATGCACGAATGGTACAAAAAACAGGATTTTTATACCGAAGAAAAACATGATGCAATTAAAGTTTGGGTACAAAAAAATACACTAGACTTTATGAATGAAAGTTCAGAGCTGAATAAAGCTATTGCCTGATGTCAATTTATGAGGAATATGTAGATTTTTACGGAGATTTACGTAATTATTTTGATAACAATAAAGGAAGCTATACAGATTATGCCAATCATTATGGTGTAACTGATGTATGGAATCAGCTTGATCATCCTTTAACAGAAGGAGGCGCAACCAAATATAGACTTACTCCAGAAGAAGCTGCACAGGTTCGCGCCGATGCCAATATAAATTATGACGCATATTTTGCTGAAGGTTTAAGCGGTAATCCGGTTACAGGCACTTCTATAGGAAATTTAAATAACGCTACTAGAATTGAATATCACCCAGATGGATCAGTAGATATTACATATGTTCCCAGTTATCAAAACCACTTTAATGCCAATGCAGCAGGCAATAATGGACTTGAATTATTTGCCAGGGAATATCATACCGGTGAAGGAATGTATTGGGGAAATTTCCCCGGATTCACATCAGGAAATGACCGAGGTTACACATTACCAGTTAAGTGGGAGGGACAAACTTTTGCAGGTCCAAATGCAAAATCAGAGTTTGGTATAGCGCATTGGGACCAAGCCAACCAGAACAACGAAGCACGGATATTACCAACAGCTGAAATTTTTAGTTTAGATACAAATGATAAGTTAAATGTTAATAACGATTATGTTTCAAGAGGCTATAGGACACAGTTTAACACCTTAGCAAATCATATTAACAATGGTAATTTTAAAAATGATTATGAAGGTCTTATAAATAGTTTTCAAGATCGTTTTAAAACAGAAGAAGTATATTATGTTACCAACCATTTAACAGGTAAAGAGGATATTTTTGGAAGACCAATTTCAAGTTATATTGATGCTGCTTATATTGCAAACAACATACCAAATGAGGAGCGTTGGAATATAGAAAGAGATGGGGCCAAGGCTCCTTTAATGAGTTCAGATGTTAAATATTTTGATCCAGATTATTACGCATCTACAAGTTATGGAGAAGATGCTGCAAGAGAATATAAAGCTAACTCTGCATTTGAAACTGCAACAAACAAAACCTTAGATGATTTAGATTTTACATATAAATATAGTTTAGATGATCGGTTTATTGACGGTGTCCCAATTGGATATTTTTCAAAATACTATACAAATGCTACTAAACAGCCGGGATTTGATCCTAAGGATCATCGCGCAACTGTAGAAGAAGAAACAATTGCTGTTGATAGGTATAAAGAAACAGTTACAGATGCAGAAAAGGATCTTTTAAGGACTTATGGATTAGGCCTTGGAGGTGGATCGTATGATCCACTCAGTGGTGAATTTCAAAGTTTTGATGACTATAAAAATAGTTTAACGTTTGCCATTGATCCAGATAAAGGCGTATCTAGTTTTTTTGAGACTGATGAAAATGGAAATATTATTTACGATACAGATCCAGAGACAGGGGCACAAACACCTAGGCCAAAGCAAGTTGAAATTTTTCAGTTTGAAACTGAAGTAGATGAAGACGGCAATGTACTTACTGATGAGGAAGGCAATATTAAATACATATATGAAACAGATGAAGATGGCAATACTATTTACGCAACAGACGAAGAAGGAAATCAAATTTTAGATGATAACGGTAATCCAATACCAAGAAGAAAACTTAAATATGACATTGAATACAAACGTGATGAAGAAGGCAATATTGTTTATCAACCAGAATATGATGAAGAAGGCAAGATTGTTTATATAGATAAATTAGACGAGAACGGTGAGAGAATTCCCCGTTATATGGAAAACGGAGAACCGCTACGAGATCCGGAAGGCAATATTATTTATGAACAAGAAATAAAAACAACTGATGAACCTGTTATTGCAAAACAAACACCAGTTTTAAACACAGCATTTACAGAAAACCCTATAAATAGTCTTGCTGGTTCAAGTGTATTTAATGTTTATGGGGCCAAGGATTTAGAACAACAAGATAAATTTCAACTGCTTGCTCTTGATGCTTTTAAGACTTCTTATGACAAGTTAAAAGAAGTAAAAAAAGAAGAAAGTGAACTTGGAATGCTCTCGGGCCTCCCCGGGTACGATGAAATTTATTCGGCCAATGAATCAATTGCAAATTCTATTTTAGGTGATACTGGAATTGGAGGTTATTTGTCTTTACTTGGATACGATCCAATAAAACTACAAGAAGATTTAGAAGGTCAACTATCTGGTGTTACCGGAATATCTAATAACAGTACTATTTTTAATTGGGAAAAATGGTTTGAAGAAGAATTTTCCCAACGTTATGTAGAACTTAATCAAATTGAAAGTGATATAAGAGCAAACCTTGAAGGCTTAGATCCAGACAAAGCACTTGATAATTACGAAGAGTTTAAAAGAGAACTTGAAACTACAGACCGCACAAACGCAGATGGAACTATATCAGAAGAATGGAAAACATTACTAAAAGATAATGGTTTTAATGAAAATTTAAGTGAAGAAGAAGCTTTAAAACAAGCCAACCCAGAAAGCTGGACCAGCTTGATGGAACGTTATGGATTAGATCCAAACACAACTAAAGCTGAAGCTGAAGCTGCTTTTTCTGAAACAGTTGAAGTATTAGATGAAGATGGAAATCCTACGGGTGAAGTAGAGAATAAATACAATCTTATTTATGAATTAGAAGAAGACTTTAAAAATTCATTTATCGAAGATTATTTAACACCAAGATTTGACCAATCAAAATCTATGGATGAATTTATTTCATACATGGATTCTTTAGATCCTGATGAACAAAATATTTTACAGACTGAAATGGGTCTAACAGCAATTTCAGATGTAGCAGAAAAATACGCAAAGAAAAAATTAAGTGATATTTACAATGTTGAAGATCAAGTATTTGATGCAGAATTTTATATGGATCCATTTAAAGATAATGACCCTGGTTGGGGAGAGAACGATGCTAAATATAAAGATTATGAATTACAAAAACAAAAAGTAGCTGAGGATTGGGCAGAAGCCAGAACAAATGGTAATGCTGTGATCGATGGTACGATATCAGACGTTTATCCAGAAGGAATTACTTGGAATGACTATGCTTATTATTATGGAATTGATTTAAACGATCCAGATCAATTTGCAAAATTACATTATGAAACAGTAGGCCAAAACTACGCTTTTGACCCAGCACGTGATGCAATTACTTATAATGATATTTCTAATTTTGCCAATGAAACATTATTACCAGTTTTAGAACAAGAAAAAATAGCTTTAGATGGAAATGTTTTTTCTGAATTTACTACGCCAGAAGAGTTTGCAGATGCGCTATTAGAAGGTATTGATCCAGATGAAAACAACCCTGCCTGGCAAGAATTATTAGAAATGTATGGTATTGAAGATTTTACTACTGAAATAGATACTGTACGTGATTTAATCATCGAAACTTTACAAGTAAGTGGAGCAAAAGAAATTAGAGAAAGTATTAAATATTTAAATGAAAAAGGTTATACGCCTACACAAGAGCGTCTAGGTGTTACTTACATTGAAAGAGAAGAAGATATCGAAGATTTAGAAGATCCCGATGAAGATGAATTTTTTAAATTATTTAAAAGCTATGGATATGCAGGTACTGCTGATGATTTTTATAATGAATTTATGCCAGAAGATACAAATCGAGAAGATATGGATTTGCTTAGTAGAGCTTTAACAGGTGATTTTGATTTAAAAGAAATTTCATCTGATCCTTTTGAAGCATTAGTTCAAATAGGCAGTTATTTTGGAGAAGATTCTTCAAATCCTTTTGATGCAGCTATTGAATCAGATAAAGAAGAAGACACAGATGATTTTGGAAATTACTTTGATCTTTTTGATGATGATGATGCTTTTGGCGGTGATGAAGACTTCGAGTATATTGGTACAGTAGATGCGTTCTTTAAATAATGGCAGAGAAATATAAAAAAGCAGCTAAAGCTGCTAAATTAAATAAAGACAAAATGGCCTGCAATAAGCCTAAAAGAACTCCTGGACATAAAACCAAATCACATGTAGTTAAAGCTTGCGATAATGGCAAAGAAAAAATTATTCGTTTTGGACAGCAAGGAGTCAAAGGAGCAGGAAAGAATCCAAAAACAGCTAAAGACAAAGCACGTAAAAAGTCTTATTATGCAAGACACAATGCACAAGATAGTAAACCAAGTAAAATGAGTGCCAGGTACTGGAGTCATAAAGTCAAATGGTAAATGTTGAAATAGATATTAGTATTGAAGACTGTCGTACTTTATATACTGCTGTTTGTGATGCAATACAATATTGGCCTGGTTCCCCAGCAAGACCACCAGAAGAACAACAAAAACTTCAGCAGATGAAGCTATTTTTGTTTAGTATTATGTGTGAGGCATCTTTAGACCTATGAACAAAGTCAGTAGCTACGTGGTTGGTAAACCCAAAAAAACTAAGCAAGGACAAGGAAAACATTCTAAACCAAATCACGGACGTAAAAAACACCGTGGACAAGGAAAGTAATATATAGTATAAAGATATGCGGGTTTCCAATGTATCTTTATCAGGACGCACTTTCTATCATTAAAGCCTTTGAAGGTTTCAATGAAAAAGCTTACCCTGACCCAGTCACAGGAGGAAGCCCGTACACCCTTGGTTATGGCACACAATTCTATCCAGATGGCTCCCAGGTTAAACAAGGGCACTGTTGTACCAAAGAAAAAGCATTAGAGTATTTGCTTTATGAAATTAACGTAATTGCAGATGAAATTGATAAATTAAATCTTGACCTTGATCTATATATGAAGCAAGGTTTGATTTCCTTTATTCATTCAGTTGGTTGGGATTCATTTTTATACAGTTCAATTATTGATCAATGCGAAGCCGAAAATTATATTTTAGCTGCGCAGGAATTTGGTAAATGGATTTTTAACGAAGAACATGAAGTAATTGGTGGCTTGCTAGATCGTAGAAGACAAGAAGCTAGTTTATTCTTAGATATCGGAAATCTTCCAGGAGACTTGCTATTAAAAGCATTTAGAAATTATTCAGCATCACCAGAGCAAGTTTCTGCCATTAGGCAACTAGAAACAGAAATCAACCCTTATGTTTTGTCAGAATTTGCTAACAAATTTAATATTACTCATGGTGGTGATTTCGACCTGTCTGAGGAAGATTTACGATTCATCTTTGAATTCCAAAAATAATTCTATACACTAGAATGAGTGAAGTAAAGGTTAATCTGATGGGCGACTCAATTTCCACCAAAGAATTTGAATTGCCACTACACTTGCAGCTTGCTATGCGTAAAGCGGAGCTGGAAGCAAAAGAGTTAACCTGGGATCAGCTTTATGTTGCGCTTTTAAATCTATACCACCAGCGTCTCCTGGAAATCCAGGCAGTAAAAGATATGATGCAAGCTGAGAATATCGAACTAGAGTTTGATATCCCCAGTGATATTGAGCTGGCGCAACTAGCAATTACAATTATGGCTGATCAAGACGAAGATGATGATGATGACATCATGCCTTTCTTTATTTAATTGATTTTAAAAATTACCCATCATAGAAGCTAATCCTTGAGAGTAAATATCTCTTCTGCCTTCAACAGACTGTTGCCTTTGTTGGCGCATTTTAGATCCTTCTAATTTTTGTAACAATTGTTCAAAATCCTCAAGAGGTACCGTGGCTTCTCCTGTAGATCCTTGAACATTTACGGTTTCTTCGCCAGGATCTGGATTTAAATCAACACCTGTTTCTACAGGGTTATTACTTAAAAAAGAAAAAGCTTGATTAGAAGATGTTGAAGAAAGCGGAGTATCTTGTTGATAACTAGTAGCAGTGAAAAATGTAGGAGTGGCAGGTGCTTTACTCTTACTGGTACGGGTAAAGAGTTGCCGCCCAATAGGATTGAAATTAATATCCAATTGTTTAGACATAAAAATCAACTATTTATTCTATTTATTTTAAATCAATCAATCTATCTAAATACCACTGAGCTTTTTTCAATGACTCAATACCCCCTTTATGCCTTTCGCGCCAAACATATTTTGCTACGTTACCTTTTAGGTAGCCTCTATATTCTTCTGGCGTTAGCTGCGCTTCGATGGCTTCAATGCATTCAATTTCACCGTCACTGTAATGCGAAGGATGATTAACAGTATCACTTAAGACAGGTAGTTGTTCATCAAAAACTTCTTGATGTTTTTCTAGATAAACATCCCATGCTTTTCGACTAGGCAATGGCTTATCCTCCTCTTGTGTAGCCCAGGGGACAGGACAAACGCCTCCAGGGCACTCTGATGTAGTATCTATCGGTTCAAACCAGCTTTCATTTTCCTTTGTTTCTTCTCGTCCATCTCCATCTCCTCCGGTGCAAAGTCTCCCATGTCCACCATTAACTGTCGTGGCTGAG